GAACTCTACGATTACCAAAAAGACTATTTCTTGGGGTCCAAGTCCCAAGTGACCCTGTACAAGGGACACTTGGGCGTGGGGGTCACCGAACCCTCGGGCCAATTGGAACTCGCGGGAGATGAGCGGATTCAAGAGTATCCTCCTATGGCTATGACTGGATGGGAAACGTATATGGAAGGTCATGGAGTATTTAGAGCTGGTAAAAGTGGTCATGACGCTTATTTTGGATCATGGGATAGATGGAAAGTTTTTAATAAAGGCTTCACCACGGGTTCAATTGATAGTTATCACGGTGAACAGTCTTATAGTTCATCAACCGGTTTATACACTGGCTCAGAAAGCTTAGGTGGTATATCCGGTGATTACTTTATTCTCGATATGCCATATAAAATATCATTAAAACACACAAACGTAACATCAGCTAACCAGAATCGTTCACCAGCAGAATTCACTATTCTAGGAAGTAACGATGGTTCAACGTGGACACAAATAAAAAATTTTAGTTCGGCATTTACTGGTTATGGTCAAACATTACAATTCCAGGTAAATAGTAACGAATATTTTAGTTATTTTGGATTGGTTGTAACAAAAGTCGGTCCCAACCCAGATGGATGGTTTATGCTTTCAGAATGGCAACTCTTCGGCACCCCCGGTCCCACGACCCTCGATAAGGGTTCGCTGACTCTAGGAAGGTCCCTCGATGTTCCCCGCATTTCGCGGTACGACGTGGATACGGAAACCCCGAGACCCGAGAAGTTGGTGTTGGATTATGATACCACCATCCACCCATTTCACGGTCAAATAGCTTCAGATAGAAGTGGTAGAGGAAATGACGCCTTCACCCAAAATCAAGCCGTCTACTCCGCAGCTGATAAAGCGTATAAGTTTGATGGATCTGGTGATGTTCTTTACTGTAACATTCCTACAGGTAATTCGTGGGGCGGAAGCGGTACCGGTTTACCTACGGGTGATGCTATTTACACTATATCATGTTGGGTAAAAACAGCTCCAACTCAAACGGTCACACATCCAATTATTCTTTACTTTGGAAGTTCTTGGACTACTAGCCAATTAGCGGGTCTATATTTGCATGATGGTAATAAACTTGCACACGATATAGGTTCAACGGGGGTCTATACAACGAATCAAGTAATAACGGCGGAACAATGGCACCATGTAGTCGTAGTTAAGCGGGGAACTGGGAATATTGGGGCAAATACAACCTACCAGGGACTTTTTGTAGATGGTGTTGAGATTACCCAACTAACAATGAATGGTAGTGCGAGGACACAAGCACTCGGTGCCATAGATCATCTATCGATTGGTGGTTCTTTTAATGGAAGTATGGGTAGTTTCAGCGAGGTTTTAAATGGGTGTATTTCCAAACCCCAAATATGGAACGTCGCCCTCGAACCCTCGGAGGTCCAAAAGTTGTACCGATTGGGCCGAACCGGGCGATCCATGATTTTGGCAGATACATCCCTACAAATTGGTGCAGGTAATCATAGTAGTAATCATTCAGGCCCAACGGCTACCCTAGATGTTCACGGCTCCGCACACGTATCTGGTGGGTTTCATAGTATGACGGGTAATTTCCATAGAATGCTTGGATTTGCTCGTGGTGGTGGTCACGTAGATCATCACAGAACAGATAACTGTCTTGCTGCTATGGCTGGTGCAACAGTTGTTAATACTGGTCACGTTTATATTTCATTTGTCCTTAGAAAATCACCCAATTGGATGCCATTCTTTGTTGAAGTATATCATTGTGGTGTCAATACGAACTCAGGAAGTTTATTTGAAAGACGTTCATGGGCACATGGACGTATATTCGGAACATCTGTAGATCATTTTAACCATGGTGATGGTGTTAGTATGTCTGCCACTGATCTAGGTGGTGACCTGGTTAGATTTCGGATATTTGTAAATAGAGAAGGACGGAGTTATGGTGTAACTATGGTCAAAATGTCTTATTATTACGGAATTAAGGGAAGAATGGATTAAAAAATAAACTCACTCTACTAATATATGGACGACGTTGTTCTAAAAAAATATTATATCATAGATCATAGTCTCAAAAATGGTTGGTGTCACGATGAAAATCGTATTCCCATTGGCCCAAATGGTGAGGATGAGAGTAGTAATTATACTGTGATACCCATTCCAGAAGAAGACAGGGAAAAAGCTTCTATGATCAAACCACTTACTCTTGATCAGTACATGTCAGAAGATTCCAGTGGAAATTTCACAGTTGATCTAAACCCCGAAACATTCGGAACCAAAATCAAACGTCAGAAAATACAAGGAATAATACAAGAAAGAAACAAGAAAATAGCCGAAACAGACTGGACACAGCTCGCAGATGTATACATGGATGGTGTAACACGTGGTAAATGGAATGACTATAGACGTCAATTGCGCGACGTTCCTAATACAGGAATTACATATGACGAAAATTTTACACCGGTGAATGTCAATTGGCCAGAACCCCCACAATAATCAACTTCATCCCATTCTCCCACGAATCTCTCAGGTTTGTCGAAGTATGGTATCTAACCAGTGAAGTTCTATGAACTTCCCAGCTTAAAAATAAACTCTCACTATATTATAAAATGTCTGGTGGTATTGCCCAACTCGTAGCCGTCGGAGCCCAGGATGTGCACCTCGTCGGTCAGCCCGAGGTGTCTTTCTTCAGGTCCACCTACAAACGTCACACTAATTTTTCCCAAACTGTCGAGCGTCAAGTCATTCAAGGCAACGTCTCGAATGGTGGTATGTCCACCGTCCGCTTTGAGCGCAAGGGTGACATGCTCAACTATGTCTACCTCGTCCCCAACACAGGAACTGCGACAGTCGACGTTGCTGACTGGAGGACTGTAATTTCCAAGGTTGAATTACTAATTGGTGGTCAACTTGTGGATGAACAGGATTCTACCTACTCTACCCTCATCGCTCCCACCCTCTCCGCGACCTCCTCCTCCAAGTCGGTTGCCGGTGATCTCTATGGTGGCTCTACCAACGAGCGCTTCTACCCTCTCAGGTTTGCTTTCTGTGAGAACTGGCAGACCGCCCTTCCTCTCATTGCTCTCCAGTACCACGATGTGGAGCTTCGCATCACTTGGGGTGCCGCCGCCGCTGATTCCAGCAAGAAGTGGGACATCTACGCGAACTACGCCTACCTCGATACCCAGGAGCGCGAAGTCTTCGCTTCCCAGCCCCAAAATATGCTGATCACCCAAACTCAGAAGGCGATCTCTTCGGGCTCCAAGATCCAAGAGCTCAATTTCAACCACCCAGTCAAGTACCTTGCCTCGGCGGACAGCTCTGCTCTCGCGATCCTCAACGATGATAACAAGCTCAAGCTCCAAATTAACGGCACCGATGTGTCTGACTTCAAGTTTGCGAACCCTAACTACACATCGGTTCCTCTCTACTACCACACCTCCCACGGTAACTCTACCCCCGGTGACAAGCTCTTCACGTACCCCTTCTGCCTCGAGACTGGTAAGCTGCAGCCCACCGGTACCCTCAACTTTTCCCGACTTGACTCGGCTCGCATCGTGAATGATAAGCGGTCGGTCGGCAAGGATATTTATGCCGTAAATTACAATGTTCTCCGCATCGAGAATGGCATGGGAGGCCTTTTATATTCTAACTAAATAGTAAATGTGGGACCTTATTTTCCTACTCGCCATCGTTTTTGTATTGACGTACGATCCTAAATCCAGGACACTCGAAACGTTTATCGGTCAACCCAAGACACCGTCGACCAGTAAATCTTGTGAAAATACGCATTACGAAGCCGTCCAGTTTGCACAGACACCATATGAATGTTCACCCCAAGGTAGGACTAAGATGGGTGTAATTACTTAAAAAGAAAAAGGGATAGACAAGTATATGATTCCCCTTAATCACGAAAATGTTATGATGATCGCCACAGCAGTATGTGTTGTAGGTGTTATTTTCCTACTTCGCGAGCTTCATAAGACTCGTGAGGAACTCTATGAGCTTCGAGATTTCTCAGAGGATGTCATGGAAAAGCTCAATTCCATCGATGGAGACGGGGATGATGACAATTTGTCGGAAATGACCCCAGAAGAGGAAAAATTGATTGAATAAACATATCCGCATATTATAACTTGCGAATGAGCAATGAAAAAGTACAAGGCGATTGCAATACCGGTTAGCTTTGTCGACGGCAAGCCGAGATTCCTCACTGTGAGAGATTGGAGATTCAAGGAATGGATATTTGTCACAGGAGGATGTAGAAGACGAGAAATTTACAACCCGATTCGTTGTGCTCTTAGAGAACTGGAAGAAGAGACTAGGGGGGTTATATCACTAAAAAATGGACAGTACACCGAGTTTAAGTTTATACATAAAGAGAGTCCCACGGTTGATTTGGAATATAATGTCTTTATATTCTTCGTCAACTATACCAGGTCTCAGCAAAATGAATTCGTACGAAGATTCTATGAAGAAAAGCAAAAAACATCAGTAAAGAAGGCACTCCACCAACCGTATAAGAAAACGTATGACGAGAATGACTTTATGAGTTTTGATACTCTAGAAGAATACAATTCACGTAAACGTTGGAAATTGATAGTGGACAACGTGATTAAAAATCCAGAGTTTTACTCATGCATAAGTTCTCACAATAGAAAAACCTTCTCTATAAAATAATGAAGTCCAAGGCTTTCATATTGATGCAAATTGAGCAGCTTCTAGATAAGAATAGGGGAATGTGCGAAGATGAAATTGCTCAGTGGAAAGAAGACAACAAAGATAAAACTGTATATGAACTTCTAGTTATAAAGAAAGATTTAGCAGAAAAAAAAGTATACCAAGATGTTTCATTTATGAAGTGGTTTAGAGATGAAGACCAATAAATGGATATGTTTAAGAGTTGGTGTGCGTCTCAAAAATTTGATAATGCATCCAATCTATCACATGTGCTCATGGACGGAGGAAAACTCTCTGTGCCATTTGATAGATTGAACGAATTCTATGAGAGATACATAGAAGCTATCGGTAC